CGTTCTTTATTTTCAACGGCAGGAACTTCTTCCTTCGTCTTTACTTCATCGGACATTGTGCCTCTGGTTTGGTTATCTGCATCATGTTCGCAGATATCTATCCATTGGCTTCTGATTTTTGCGTTGGTGTCAGCGCCCACGGGAATCAATGAATCTTCAAAGGGCCGCCATGCTGTCACCAGATTGGTTGGCCCTGCGTACTGACGCCCTTCGTATTCTCTGGTTTCTCCCTGCCTGACCTGAATTCGGTCAAGAATCTGATATCCCACAGACAGCGCTCTGATGTGCCCTTCATCAAGCTTTTTCTGAATGTCTGGTTCAGTGCTGCTGATCTCGATATCGCCAATCAACTGGCCATTCTCAACACGCAGGTTCGTCATTGAACCTTTGATGCTGTCGACCGAAGAACGATCATGGGAATCGAGAAGGGGAAGAGTTGTTGAATCGAGTCGTAATCCCGACATCAACAGAACTTCAGGAATCAGACCACGCTTGCCATCTGGCATCGGGACAGGGGTTTCGGTTGCAACAACGCCGACACGCTTCCCCTCTGTGGCCGTAACTTCGAACGAACGATAAGAAATGAAATTAGATTCAGTCATAGTGGGTTATCTATGACTGTTCCGCCCGGTTTTATTCGGGCGGCAGACGAGCTTCCAATGCGTTGAGGCGTTCCGCTTGGCTGTTGACACGCATGAACAGAGAACGAATCTGATCCTTCAGAGTCAGATTCTCTTCGTGCAGCATTTCAACCAACGTGATCAAGTCTTCAACTTCATCGTCTTCGCTGGTGAAGCTCTGCTGCTCTGCTTCCTTCTCTTGCTCAGCAAAGCGGTTCTTCCAAAACTCTTCGTTCATCTATCCTCATTGCTTCTGGCTCTGATCGTTTCCGGGAGGCTGTTGCTTGTCGGGTGTCGCTGCTGGAGCTTCCTTCCCGCCAATCATTCGAAGCTTGTATTCTTCTGGGAGCCCTCTGGAATCGCATTCCTCAATGATTCGCTGCGTATCATCGAGCACAGAAAGGAAGTTCACGCCAGCCTTCTGACATTCCTTGATCATCGAGCTTGTTCCGGCTGCGATTTCCAACTGCGAAGCCTGCGCTTCTTTCACTGGATCAAGGGAATAGCTGCCCGGTCCTTGCCATGTGGAAGCAAACAGTTGCTGTTGCTTGGCTGGCGTCAGGTCTTTCCAGTCAGGCACTTCAACGTCAGGAAACTGATCGTAAGCTCTCGACAGAATCGCCGTCTCAACGAACTTGGCGAAGATCGGCTTGCAGAAGTTATCCACAACAAAGTTCTGCATGGCCTTAATTTCGAAATGCAGTTCAGCTTCGTTGCTCTTCTCGCTGCTGAAAGAACTGTTGCGGTAATCGCCCGTCAGGCTGGAAGTCTTCAGGCCACGCATGCCGACGGCGCACATTCGAGTTGCCAGAGAAAGGAACGCTTCAGCATCGCTGTTCGGTCGAGCGGGGTTGAATGCGTCTGCTTCCTCATCTGGATTCAGTCGCCAGAGGGAACCGGGCTCAATGACATGTTCTCTGTTACCGTTCGTGTCCGTTCCGGCATTGTCGTTGGCAGCCGATGGAGTCAGGCCCAGCGTGGGGCTCGTGGGCTTCTGCTTGATCGTCATCACGAGACATGCGGCCACGGTCGAGGCCACAAGCTCGTTGTGCATGTAATCATCAATGAACTTCAGCTTATTCAGAACTGGAGCAAACCACGTAATCCCACGCAGACTGTTCGGGCGCTGCTTCGTGTAAAGGTGCAGAATCTCGCTGGCGGGAACAGTTACGAACTTTGCTCCGCCGAATGGGAGCCCGTTCAAAAGCTGGCTGCTCAAATCTTGGATTCGATAGGCAACACGCCTTCCATTCTTGTTGAGTTCAATTCCACGGAAGCAAATCGTTGCGTCGGGTGCGTCGGCTGTTTGCTGGATGGCTCCCGTTTCGTATTCGCAGAGCCGTTCGGCTTCCATCACCTGAAGTTGCAGGGGAACTTCAATGCCGAGCTTTGCAGCTTCCGCCTCCATAAGAACGGTATGACGAGTGATGCTCTCGCCACTGACGATCATTTCGCCAACAGCCATGCAGAGCAGTTCGTCAAACGACATGCCGCCACGGCCAGGGGCACCAGTGATGCAGCATTCCGACTTCCACGCATTCCAGAGCTTGTTGGTTGCGTTGCGGAACGGCGTGTTTACGCTTCCATCGGGGAAGAGTGCGTCAGACTCTGGCGTCAGCCCATAGCCAATGATTCGGCTGATGATTGAGCGAACAGCCTTGTTGGCAAGAGCGTTGTTTATGAAGGCGTGGTGCGCCCGGAGTCTGGATATCTGGACTTCATCAAGCGGCGGATCGCCACATTGACTGCCCAACTGAAACTCACTGTTCAAGCGACTGCGTTTGCCAGCCTCGATGTACGCTCGTTCTTGAGCGGTCAGACGATCTCTGGCGAAGCTGTCATAGCTCGAAAGGGAAGAACGCCCACCGATGTCTTGCAGGTTGGCGAGTGCGGCCCGTGCTGAAGCTCTCTGAAGTGCAGCCGAAGGATTGAAATAACTGATGATCGAATCAAGAAAATTGCTCATGCACCTATTTAGGTGCCGTCAAGCGGGATTTTGGGGACGAACCACGTAAGCCCCATAATTCCCGTTCTGCGTGGCAACTTCTGCAATCAACATCTTTTCCATTGCAAGCAGCGTTGGCAGATCGTATTCAGTCTTGCTTCCGCCCGACTGCCAAGATTTCATGCCCATTCGCTCTTGAATCCTTTCACGAACCCAAGCCAATCGATCGTTCGGGTCAGAACTGGTGTAATCAGCCATGTGGCACGCTCCACGTATGCTTGCACTTCGTGCAACGGTAATAGTTTCTCAGCGAGTCTTTGCCGTAATGCTCAGTTCCGGCGTGACAGATTACACACGGCACGCCAGACAACTGAACTGCAGGCACTTCTTCGGACTTGTGGTCAAATCCGTCTTCCCTTGTTTGCAAAGGCACTTCAGCGAATCGGATTTCATTATCTTCGGTTTTCTTCTTCATGATTGTATTTAGGTGGCAAGATCCCAGAATCCCCGTCCGTCTGGTCGAGCGAATCTCGATTCTTCCTCTTTCCTCTGTGCCTGCGGCCGTGGCGCTGGCTGCGACTTCTGAATCTCGATCGGCTGCATCGTGCTTGTTGTTTCCTTGAAGTTGAAGGCGTCAGCAACTGCCAACTGGTAAACCTCACAGTCAAGGAAGTGGTTCGCAGCACGAATCTTCTTCCAAACGATCTTGCTTCCACCATTCGGCAAAGCAACCGTCTGCCTGACTTCTGCTGTCAGATGATCGGCGTATTCTTCAGTGGTTCCAATGTGCAGGTTCCACGAGCCACGCTCCCCCTTCGGAACAGCAAGCTTATGCTGCAGGAAGTCTTTGTATTTGTCAGTCTGGATGTTGAAGAGCTTCTGGCCGTCAGGAAGCGTGCTCCATTTGAAGGGGGCATCTTGCCTTGCGGAATCAGAACCCTTCAGTGGATACCAGCCATTCGCTTTGCAAAAGTCGTAAATGACTTTCGAATCAAAGCCGGAGTCAATGAAGAAGCTATTCGGACGCACCACGCCTTGGGGCGTCTTGAACTCCCAGTCTTTTGCTTTCGCCAGTTCGGCCAAGCTCGGAACGGTTCCGTACTTCAGCAGATAGCTGGTATGGTCCCTGCACCACGCACGGACCACGTAGCTTGGCGGCGTCTTCGTCCCGTAGTCAGCAGTTACCACAACGGCAATTGGCTGCTCTGGGCAGGTGCTGGCTTCGTACTCGCAAGCGTGCTCCAGAATCGTGGAATGCGATGCAGCATCAACCTCGTGCGCCCACGGGACAGCTTCCCATGAGTTGCGGAAGTTCTGAATGCTGCTCATCAAACCTTTCTTGGCGTCAGCCTGGGCTTGGAAGAACTTCGCCAGATACTGGCCGAAGCGAATCCACGAAGGGTAGACGCTCGGCAGATGATATGAATGGTGCTTGGCGTTGTGCTTCGAAGCTTTCCATTTGCCTTTGAGAAGCATTTCTGGCTTCTCGGCGTCAGTGATCTTGGCTTTGCAATGGCAGCATTCATACCACGCAGTTTCTTCCACCTTGGCCAAATCACGCACGCCGTTAACCTTGCATTTCGCTTCGTCGCATTTGACCTGACTGGTTTCGAGGATCTGTTCAAAGCCACACTTTGGACACGGAACGAAGAATCTTCGCTGGTCCCCTTGTTCGTAGAATCTGGTAATTGCTCCCGTCAACGTGGTTGGCGTGGAAGCAATCACGATCTTCTTCGTACTGCCAGCCCCTTTTGTTCGTTCAATGGCAAGATCAATGGCGGATGACTCTTCATCTGTCGCTTCGTTGCATTTGTCGGCTTCGTCAATGATGCAGTAACGGCAAGGAAGGCTTGCCAAGTTGGCCGGAGAATTCGAACCAACGAGATAGATCGTCATGCGATCCAGTGTCTTTTCCATCAAGTTGAAGAAGTTCGTGTCACTCAACTTGTGCTTGTCCAGCGCTGGGCAACGGTCGAACAGAGGATCAAGCCTGTTCTTCGCCATACGCTTGGCCAATTCTGCGTTCGGCAGAACCATGATCATCTGGCCAGGGTCTCTGTCGACCACATAGCCAATGATGCAGAAGAGCCCGACTGTCTTTCCGCACTGGCTCCCGAAGCAAAGCGTTATCTGCTCAACATCCGGGTTGGCGAAATCGTCGATGATTTCACGCAGCCACGGGGAATGACTCAGTTCAAACGGGCCGGGTCTTGTTGTTTCCCTTTCGCTCAGAATCAGATTGGCTTCAGCCCATTCGCTAATCGTCTCGACTGGCGGCGGTGCAATCGCCTCACGCCATGCGGTTTCAATCCGCTTTAACGTCGCTTTCCGAGTCTCTGGCGGGATTTCGTAATCGTCTTCATTCATCTGGCCCCATATCGTCAATCAGCTTGATTCCTGCGTCCTGAAGCATCACCACGAGACGCAGCAACGCCACTTCTGCGCAGCCATCGTAGGCGTGAAACCAATCAAAAGGGCAATATGCTGAAGCGTGCCACTTCGTCTTCGTTTGAAGCTCAAGCTTGATTGCTCCGATTTTCACTTTGCCCGGTTGGCTACGCTCCACTGGCTTTCTCTTCTTCTTCTCTGGCTTCATGTTCGCCACCGCCCGCTTTCCTTCCGGTCTGCAATGCTCGTGTCAAAGAGGATGGATTCCAATTCCAGCCACGCCACGCTTCGTGCTGCTTCAGAGAACTTCCGAAGCTCTTCCATATCCATCGCAGGCATCAGCGGGAGTGTTCTGTAAATATGCGTCCGCATGTGCTCAGCGATCTCTTTCCACGAGTCTTGCTCAATGCTGCTCAAGCCTTCTTCGCTCATTCTCCCCCCACGAGCTTGATTCCCTTGGCGTTCAGCTTGGCTGCAAGCTCAAGCGCCGCACGATGTGCATTGAACGCTTCGCCGATCTCTCCACGCCAGTGGGCTCGATACAGCGCCCCGGCCTGACTTTGAATGATTTCCATCGTGATCTCTTCCACGCTGGCCACTGGGCCAGCGTAGTTCAGAGCCTGAATCGGCTCTTTATAAAACGTTACCATTGGTTTTCTTCTCCTCTTTAAGAGTCATGATGAACAGAATAGCCACATCCATAACCGCTGCCACAACCTGCCAGCCAAGATGGCTGTCATGGTGAAGCACAGTGCTTACCACAGCATACGCAAACAGCGTTGCAGCCTTTTCAAAGTTAAACTGCACTACTTCCCCTTCTTCTTCGCCAATAGACGAAGAACGTTGTTGACGATCTTCTCCAGCTTTCGCTTCGCTTCTTTCTCGTCTTTGATTTCAAGGAACTCGTGGCAGTGAGAAGCTGGAACTTTGCTCAGATGATTTTTGATTTCGTTCGCCATGCGGACTTGGCTTAGCTCAGCATCTTCTGTCAGCATCCACCTCTCTTCCTTGACGCCCTTCTCAATTTCTAACAGAGCGTTCTGAAGCTTGACCTTTCGCAACTCTTCTTCCTGCTTCTCCAGAACAATATCATTGTGTTGTTCCTTCTGCTCTTCTGAGAAGTCGAGACGAGCGGCGAAAGGATCATTGCTTGATCTGGCATCATTCTGTTTACGCCATTCGTTGATTGCATCGGTGTCATACGGAGCATTCTTCAAGTGTGGGCAGCCGGCCTTTGACCAGTTGGCAACAGTTGCTGTTGACACTTGCAGTGCGTCTGCCACTGCTTTCTTCGTATTGCATAACATAACTGTATGTAGGCACGACGCTTTTGAGTATTCGCTATTCCGATTAAATAAAAAACCGGCTGGTTGCGAACCAGCCGGGTGAAACCTCTCGGTTTTCTGAAAGAGCAGCTTGCGAGCCGGCTCCCTCATTTCGCATTCATCAAAGATCATTAACGGTTTTTTCGTTTATGTGCCCATCCGACAGGATTCGAACCTGTACGCCGTAGCTCGAAATTTACCCTTGCAGGATGGCTTCGTTTGCGGCAAGGCTGCCATCACCTTCGTCTGTCTGCCGTTCCACCACGGACGGGCCATTTCTATTTATCGTCACGCTTCCGATAGTTGGAAACGAAGAATTCAAATCGTTCGGAGTCTTCTGGCATGAAAGGGAGCAGCCACGCCTTCTGCTTCTCAGTTACGTCCAACGGCCCGAAGAACGAATCTTCAGGAAGCCCGAACTGCTGGCGGACAGTTTCCCAGCCAACGCCGGGGAGCAGTGCATCCCCGTGAATGAAATCGCCATCTTTCGGAAACCATTCAAGATAAAAGTCAACTTCCATTTGGCTCCCTTGATCACAGTCCGCACAGCCAGCCAATGCAATATAGGATGCCGGCGAAAGCCCATACGCCAGCAATGCAACAAATCATGAATCCCGCATACACGCCAGCCATATCGATAATCGCACTCATTATCTTTTCTTGTTCCTTATCCATCCGGCCTCCTATACGCCATTCTAAAGCGTTCCAGCTTCCGGGCGTCTGTCTGGTTGTCTTTTGTTCTTTCCGTTCGCTACAGAGGCTCCCAGAGCCTCAGTTTTTATGTCAATTCGCAGCCTGCGCCCAAAAAATAGCTGCGACTGAGCACACGCCGTGGCTTGCCAAATCCCCGAGGGGAACCATTGTTTCATTCTGATACATCAGTCGGGCAGTGATCTTTGGTCGGCGTGCCCTCTGATGCTCGCTGCCACGCATCAGCGAATACTCTCCACGAGAAGCAAAACGCATTGAGCGTTTCCTTGAATGCGTCAAGCAATGCTTGCATGCTCGTGCTGTCGTCTTCGTTGCTCATAGCCAATACCTCTTATCGATCCGCTGCCAGAACTTCGCATCGTGCTTTTCAATCAGCGCTCGTGCTGCTGCATCGTATTTCAGATCACGTTCATTCATTGGCCTGCCCATCATCTGTTCCCACGCACTGCGATTGATCATCATTTCTTTCCACAGTCGGGCGATGATTCGCTGATGCTGGTCCGGGTCAACAGGTGCCTTGAATTGACGTGCTGGCTTCATGCGACCTCTTCGTCAATGACGTGTTGGTCGCTGGTCTTGTCCATAGTGGCCGGCTCCCGATGTTCGGATTGCTTCTTTCGATGCTCGCTGAGCAAGACCAGTTTGCCATCATGTAGTACATACGCTGGTCCGGGCTCGATGGAATGACGCACGTCGATTTCCGAAGCGTCTTTGCACCAGCCTTCCAGCGCCGTCAGTCGCTTCGTCAACGCTCGTTGCTGCCATAGAACGAGCGCATAAAGGACAACGTGTGTCGAAACGCAGAACAGATAAATCCAGTCACTGGGAGTCATTTGTCCCTCCGAACGATCTTCAGCAACTCTGATTCGACTTGTTCGAATATTTCCGATTGCACTACGCCCCTTGAAGCTTCCAGTGCAAACTTCAGCACGTTGACCGGTTCTTCTTCAACGCACACTGTCCCGTCACAGGCAAAGCCCGTTGGATTGATCAGCAAGAACAGTTCTTGAAGCTCGTTTGGCGTCAAACTGAATAGCTGGTCTTCCAGTTGCTGGCCGATCTCAAAGTGAATCTGTGTCAGCATTGCATAACTGAATTGTTTCTCATTCATCTGCACTCCCTTCCTAGAATGTCCGTTTCACGGATCATCAAATAGTCTTCGCCGTCGATCTCGATTTCGTCGCCAGCGTATTTCTTGAATATCACCTTGTCGCCAGCTTTGGCTTGGCAGGGAACGAGCGAGCCATCGAGGTGGCGGCCAGGGCCTGCGGTTATCACGGTGCCTGTCTGCTGCTTCTCTCTGGTTGTCTCGGGAAGATAAATTCCTCCTTCGCTGCGTTCCTGGGCTTCCGTTGGGCTGACCAGAACGTAATCGGAAAAAGGTTCGATGGCTGGTTTATTCTTCATTCTGCCCCCTGAAGTATGTGCGTGGTTCTTCGGGAACTGGTTCGGCGTCTGCTTGGCCAGCGTAGTATTCTTCCCAAAGTGGGCCGATAACTGCTGCAACTTGTTTGTAAAACTCTGGGTCTCTGCCATACCAGCGAATCAACATGATGTCGACCGCTTCTTTCAATTCGTCGAGCGTGAACGCTGGCTCATTGTTGAACGTGAACACTCTCATTTGTCCCCCTGTTCCTTCTTCGCTTTCATCTTGGCAATGAACTCTTCCTTGGCGGCGATAAACTCGGCGTGCAATTGTTGAACTGTGTTGCCGAAATCGATCAAAGCATTTTGGCATGAGTCATTCAGTTTGCTGAATGCATCCTTGATAATCGGGCTGCCGATCAGTTCGGACACATCGACACTCATGCTCAGAACGCCCTTTTCTGGAATGCTTATCACTGATGTCTTTAGTCCGATGTCTTCTTTGCTCATTTGTCCCCCTTTGCGATCAGCTTTTCAATAACGTCTCTGTGAAAGCGGAGTTGACCGGCAGGCGTGTAGAAATGCGGAATCAGGTTCTTCTTTGCCCAATCCCGAACTGACTCTCTGTTTGCTCCGTACAGCTTCGCCACGTCAGTGACTGTGATAACATTGCTTTCCGGTTTCTTACGTGCCATAGATCCCCTTTCCATCAACAGAGTATCTATGCAGACGTTTTCCGTTCTTTTTCTTGAAATTCCAAAGATTTCAGGAAAGTTTCCGTGGCGGTGGAAAGAGCCTCGTCAATTCGCTCGTGTCTGCGGTGGGGCTCGATGTCGAGCCAGCGAGCTTCAAGCTCAGCTTCTCGTTGTTTCCAGTCGTTTAAGTCCATTTCGCCTCAAAGAATGAAAATGGCCAGATAGCAACGAGCTATCTGGCCTTCCGTTTTGTGCAAACTCCCTGACAACGAGTCAGACAGCACGGTATTTAGTTGCTCCGTTTGGAGAACTTCGCAACTGAGTCTAGAAAGGCGTGCGGCTGATCTGAACAAACCGCACGCCATAAGAGAGCGTGCCAGAAACGAAAACAGCCCATCAAATCGCTGGGCTGTACTTCTCTGGAGCCACTGTGAAGACTGTGCCGTCTTCACAGTGGGACGAAAGGCGGTGCAAAAAAGTAAGGTGGCCCGATCCACGGCCTATGCATCATCGTCAGAACCTCTGTTGGATATGCTTCAGGAAGATCGAACGGCGGAAAGCCAGCTCCCCGCAGATGTGTCTCTGCGTAGTACCACACGATATTGCTCAAGAAGGCGAGAAGTGATTGCAAAGCAATGTTCGTTGCCCCGTGCTCCGACTGATACATCTCGTATACCGTGCTGCCTTCGAATGCGGTCTTATATGCAAATACGGATGAAAGCGATCCGATGAAATCTGGAAGGCACCAGTGAAGCAGAGCTTCTTCGTAGTCCGGATTCCGTCCGGAGAAAGCGGAGTATGCCTCCGTCATGCGATCGACCAGCGTTCTGGCGGTCGCTGGCACTTCGGCGAATCCAACGACTGCAGAGTAAACCTTGCGCACTGGCATGTACCTGCCAACGTCCTTTATCGGGGAAGGAGCGTCGTTGGCAAGGATGTTTCCACGCTGGACATCCTGAAGCCGGCGAATCTCAATAATGTGCTCCATCGCCTCCATTACGTTGGCGATGCCATCTCGGAAATCATCCGTGGGCAGCGCTCGCTTGACTTGGATCACTCCAAGAACCGCTTCCCATTGGACGATTACGAAATCGTCTAATCGAAAGACCGGGCGATACTTGAGCGTGTCATGGATCAAGATGTCTATTTCGGGTGAATGGACATCCTCTCCACGGGCAATCCTGCGGCCAAGAATGAATCCCTTATCCACAGAGATGCCTGTTGGCATGCCTGAGCGAATGAACTCCCGCAGCAAAACTTCACAATGCGTG